AAAAAAGCAGAAGGCGGCATTACCTCTGATGATCTGATCATTGAGGAGAATCCTCTATGAATCCTCTTTCGCAAATTGCCAAATCATTAGTCCGAAAATCCGGAGAAGTTAGCACTGCTCCGTTTTATTCTGCTATTGATAAAAGTTTATCTTCGCTGCCGAATAAGGCGCTTGGTGATCAATTCATAAAGGAAATGCTGAAGTCTGGGGTAAAGCCGCAGGAGATTATTGATCGCAATATAGACGTTATTTTGGGTTCGCCTATTGTAAAAAAAACGCGCACTGTAAAGTTAAAGAAACCGGACAAAAAAGGCAGGACTGAAATAGAGGAAAAGTATTTTGAGGTTACTCCGTCCGCTAAGGGTTCCAAAGCAATTAAGAGGGAAGATGTTGATCGTATAGCTGCCGAGAATCCTCCGCCTTCTATCACGGAGAAGGTCGAGAAGGGGCCGTCAGACATAAAGTATAGAGTCGAGCATGATTACTTTGATAACAAGTATCACGTTGTTGACGATTATGGCGACTCAGTTAAATCATTCCGTGATTATGATGATGCTGAGTTCTACGCGGGTAAATTAGAGGGCGGAACCACTAAGTATGAGGGTTATCAGGTTCCGGGCGGGAAGAACTACCGCGAGATTAAGATTATGCTGCCAACAAAAAAAATTGATGACTCGCCAGAGTTTTGGAGGTCTGAGGCGCTGCGGCGCACAGGGAGAACACTTGATCAACTGTCGCACAGTGAGCGACAAGTTATACTTGCCGATGTTCGTGCGGATCAAGCAAAAGCAGTATTTAAATCCTCCCACTTCCCAGAACCCAACATCCTAGCGCACGCTAGGGTAGCTGACCGCACAGCGCCTACCTATACCATAAATGATATAGCGGACATAGAGAGGCGTTTGCAGGAGGGGCTGAAGACACAATATCCCAAGACGTTAGGTAGCGGTGCGTCTATTTGGGGGGTTAAAAATGGCGTGATAACTCCGCTGGAGGCTGCACAGATATCTCACGCTAGGGGGTGGAGTAACGATACGACTGGTGCTGTGAATAAAATATTGCACATTGAGGAGATTCAGTCTGACTGGCATCAGGCCGGAAGGAAAAAAGGATATGGCCCAAAAATAGAAAAAAATGTTGAGGCATATTACGAAACAAAAGATGGTCAAAGAATTCCGATTGGATTTGGTAAAACAAAAGAAGAAGCCGAAGCCAATATTGATGTCGGTTGGAAAAATTTAGTTGATATTAAATATGAAACAATAGAAAACAAAATTGGAGAAGGTCTTCCTGACGCGCCCTTTAAACAAAACTGGCATGAACTGGTAATGAAGCGTTTGCTTGATGATGCCGTGAAGAAAGGCTACGACAAGGTTGTTATTACGCCGGGCGCGGAACAGGCCAAGCGGTATGATCTAAGCAAGCATTTTGGCGAACTGTCATATAAGCACAATGAAGATGGAACTATTAGCATAATTGGAACTGACAAGAAGTCAGGTCTAGCCAATCTTCATGAAGAAGATATTCCGCAAGATAAGCTTTCTGATTATGTCGGGAAAGAACTTGCGGAAAAGATCATGGCAAACGCCGGAACTCCTTACGAGGGGAATTCCCGTATGCGTCAGGGTTCAATGACTATTTCTAACCTTGATTTAAAGGTTGGCGGGGAAGGCATGGAAGGTTTTTATGACAAGATGCTTCCCTCTTTCCTGAACGATTACGGAAAGAAGTGGGGGGCAAAAGTTGGGCAATATGAATTGTCTGCGCCAAGAAAGCAGCCTATTTCTACAATTCAAGATGCTATTAATGAAGGTCTTGTTTCAAAAGATGAAGTGTTATTAATGGATCAGAGTCAGCGTAATGCTTTGATGGATTCATTTAAAAATGAAACAGTGCCAGTTCATTCCTTCGACATCACCCCGCAGATGCGCGAGGAAATCACCCAAAAAGGCCAGCCGCTGTATCAATTTATCCCTGCTGGGGTAGGTGTAGGAACTCTGGCAGAACCGCAGGAACAGCTTCCTGAGCAGCCTGCGCCCATGAAAAAGGGCGGCAAGGTAAAGAATGTAACAATGGATTCCATGCGCCTAGCTTTAATGGACAAACAACTAAGGAAACATCATGGCTGAGATGCCTATCCCGCAAGATTACGGTCGCAATATTGACGGCATTGGGGGCATTACCATCAACACAGATGGTGGTGCTGATATTGAATTAACGGAAGCGCCGCCAGAGGTAGAAGAACTGGAGGATGGTTCTGCTGTTGTTACGATGGAAGATTACAAGGGGCCGGAAGAGGATCCTGACTTCTACGAGAACATGGCAGAAAGCTATGATCTTCAGGAATTGAGCAGCCTTGCCATTCGATACCTTGATCTTATCGACAAGGACAAGGATGCCCGTAGTGAGCGCGACAAGCAGTATGAGGAGGGAATCAAGCGCACTGGGATGGGTAATGATGCGCCGGGTGGGGCTACGTTCATGGGTGCCAGCAAGGTTGTGCATCCTGCGATGACGGAAGCCTGTATTGACTTTGCTGCGAGGGCGATTAAAGAGATTTTCCCGCCTGATGGCCCTGTCCGCACCAATATTATTGGTGAAGTTACCGAGGATAAGACTGAGGTTGCCGAGCGCAAGCGGGATTATCTTAACTGGCAGTTGACGGAGCAGATCGAAGAGTTCCGAGACGAGCAGGAACAGATGCTGACTCAGTTGCCTTTGGGCGGATCACAGTTTCTGAAACTGTATTGGGACGATCAGAAGAAGCGTCCTGCTTCCGAATTTCTTCCTATTGACAATGTTTACCTGCCTTTTTCGGCGGTTTCTTTCTACACGGCACAGAGAGTTACTGAGGTTCAGGACATTTCCGAGTGGGAATTCAAGAATCGTATCCGTCGCGGTCTGTACAAAAATATAGGCATCATCCGTTCTGCGCTAGAACCTGAGGAAAGCCACGCTGAGAAAGCTAATCAGAAGGTTGAGGGCAAGAAATATCAGGACAACGAAGACGGTTTGCGCCGTGTTTTCCACATTTATACATGGCTGGAACTGGAAGACGACAAGTATTCCAAGGGTGAAATGGCTCCATACATCCTGATGATTGACAAAAATGACATGGAAGTCATTGGTCTTTATCGGAACTGGGAGGAAGGCGACGAAACGCTGACCAAATTGGACTGGATCATTGAATTTAAGTTTATTCCTTGGCGTGGTGCTTATGCGATTGGTCTTGCTCAGCTTATTGGTGGCTTGTCTGCGGCTCTTACTGGTGCTTTGCGTGCTTTGCTTGATTCTGCCCATATCAATAACGCTGCTACTATGCTCAAGCTTAAGGGCGGAAAGATGTCAGGGCAGTCCCAGCAGGTTGAGGTCACTCAGGTAGTTGAGGTTGAGGCTGGGCCGGGGGTCAACGACATTCGTTCTATTGCGATGCCGATGCCTTTTAATCCGCCTTCTGCTGTGCTTTTCCAGCTTTTGGGGTGGCTTAGCACTGCGGCTAAGGGGGTAATCACCACTTCTGAAGAAAAAATCGCTGATATCACCAATAATGCGCCTGTTGGCACGACTCAGGCGTTGATTGAGCAAGGTGCTGCGGTATTTTCGGCTATTCATGCCCGTTTGCACGCATCGCAAGCGCGTGTATTGATGGTTTTGCAGAGAATTAACCGTTGGTATCTGGATGAGCAGCAAAAAGGCGACGTAATTGCTGATTTGCCTATCCATCGGAAGGATTTTGAGCGTAATGGAGACGTAATTCCCGTTTCGGATCCGCATATTTTCTCTGAAACGCAGCGGATGGCGCAGACTCAGGCGGTTTTGTCGCTGGCAGACAAGTATCCGCAGTTGTTTGACCAGCGTGCCGTGATTGGAAGGGCATTAAAACAGTTGAAAGTTCCGAATATTAACGAGTTGATGCCGCAATATCGGAAGCCGATTGAACTTAATGCCGCCGATGAGAATGCCGCAATGGTAATGGGGCATCCTGCTGTTGCCTATCCCCGCCAAGATCACATTGCTCATATCCGTTCGCATTTGGAATTCTTCCAAAACCCGATGTTGGGATCAAATCCGATCATGGCACCGATGTTTGTACCGGCTGCGCTGGAACATCTGAAGCAGCACATCATGCTTTGGTATACGCAAGCGGTAAGAATGTATGCCCTGAAGCCTGCTGGTCTGGATAAAGAGAGGTATGAAGATTCCAAACTGGCCGCTGAGATTGATCGTGTTGTAGCGGTTGCATCACAACACGTTACGATGGATACAAAAGAGGTGCTTGCGCCATTCATGCAGGTTATTCAGCAAATGGCTCAGATGGCGCAGCAGTTCAAACCGCAGCCTCAGATGGATGGGGAAGCGCAGGCGGTGTTGCAGGCGTCTATGGCTGAAACTCAGCGCAGGGCGCAGCGTGATCAGGCTGATATACAGCTTAAACAGGCTCAGATGCAGCAGGATATGGTTGAGCAGGACAAGAAGCAGCAATTTGAGGCGGCACAGAATACCGAGAAGCTATTGACTGAAGAACGGCTGAAAACGCTGGATTTGACGGTTGATGCTGCGCGGCTGAAGAAAGAGCAGGGGGAATCTGCTATTGCCCTGCAAAATGAGTTGCAACGTAATCTAAACAAAGGAGTTTGACATGGCAACTAGCGACAAAGAGCAGCAAAGCGTGGAAGTCCCGCAACATAAACGGATTGCTATGGGCGAGAAGCTTGATGGCACCAGTTATCAACCGAAAGGCGACAGCCAAAAGGGGGTAGAAGAAAAGAATAAATAATGCGCTATGTAGAAGACTTTATTGGCGGCATTAAGGTTCGTCAGGCTGAAATAAGCCGTTCTCTGACTGCTGGAACAGCGGTTGATTACGATTCTTACTGTCGTCTTGTTGGTCATCATGCAGGGCTTGAAGAGGCTCTTATGATCCTTGAAAACTTATTAAAGGAAGATGATGATGGAAATGAATGAAGAGTTGAAGGAAGCGTTTCCGGACATTGATCCGGGCGCAAAGCCTTTGGGGGCGCGTATTCTGGTTCAGCTTCGCAAGCCGAAAAAGAAGATGACTTCCTCTGGTATTGTTCTGGTGACAGAGACAAAAGAGACGGAAAAGGTTCAGAACGTAGTGGGTAAGGTGGTCGATATTGGGCCGCTGGCGTTCAAGAAGCGCGATACGATGGAGCCGTGGCCGGAAGGCTCGTGGTGCGAGAAAGGTGACTACCTGCGGTGTCCTAAATGGACTGGTGACCGCTGGGAAGTGAAGTTGCCTGATGCCGAGGATGAGGAAGACAAGGTTGAGTTCCTGATTCTCAATGACCATGAGATTGTTGCCAAGATCACGGGCAATCCGCTGACTGTGAAGGCTTTCGTATGAGCAATACTATGATGGATTTTAGTGCGGCATTGCTTGCCATTAAAAATGGTAAAAAAGTTGCCCGTGAAGGATGGAATGGCAAGGGGATGTTTGTGTTTTTGGTTCCCGGCAGTCAATTCACTGTAAACCGCGCTCCGTTGCTAGGCATCTACCCTGAAGGCACCGTCATTGATTACTGCCCGCATATCGACATGAGAAACGCGCAAGGTTCGATTGTGCCGTGGCTGGCATCACAGGGAGATTTGATGGCTAACGATTGGGTGGAGGTTTAATCATGACAGATCAAATCGAAAAGCCTGTAGAGCAGGCAGAAGATGAAAAACTGGTAGTCCAAGAACAACAGGACGGTAGTGTAACTGTTGAGGGAATACCAGAGGTAGATGCAGAGGGTGAAGAAAAGCCTGAGCAGAAGGCTGAAGAGAGGGCCGATGGTGGTGAGGTTCCGGATGATGGTGGCGAAGATCATCCTGACGATACTGAGGCTATTCGTGCTGCGCGTCGTGAGAAGCGCAAGCTGAAAAAGCAGTATCACCGTCAGCAGCAGGCTGAAAAAGACCTGCGTTATAACCAGTTGGTGCGTCAGAATCAGGAGTTGCTACAGCGTCTTTCGGCGGTGGAGCAAAAGACTCATGGTTCTGAGTTGGCGCGTGTGGACAAGGCTATTGAGGATCATCAAGTCCGTCTGCAATACGCCAAGATGAAGATGGCTGAAGCCGCTTCTGCCAATGATGGTGAGGCTTTGGCTAACGCTCAGGAGATGTGGTATGACGCTCGACAGAAGGTAGAGGCGCTGGAGAATCTGCGGAAACAGGCATCACAGCCGCCGAAGACGCAGGCAATTGCGCCTGATATGTCGATTCAGCGCAATGCTGCCGCTTGGATGGAGCGTAACCAATGGTATGACCCTCAGACTAAGGATGTGGATTCCAAGATTGCAAAGGTTGTTGACGAAGGCTTGGTTGCCGAGGGTTACGATCCTCGTTCTCCTGACTATTGGGAAGAACTTGACAGCCGCTTGCAAAGTAGGTTACCGCACCGTTATACTGATGAAGCAGAAGAGAAACCATCTGTCAAGAGACCGAGGAGTGTTGTTATCGGATCAGGGCGCGAAAGTGCAGCGAGTAGTGGGGGGCGTAACACGTTTACGCTTTCGGCGGATCAAGTCCGCGCCATGAAAGATGCCGGAATGTGGGAAGACCCCGCACTTCGCGCAAAGATGATTAAACGATACGCTAACGAAGCACGCCAAAGGAGATAACAAATGGATTCTCGATTGAAAAAAAGTTTGACTGCTGGTGGGCGCGAGACTCGCGCTAATCATGATTCAGTTCGTGAGGCACCAGAGAACAAGTTCGTATCGTCCGAAGAGCGTCGTAAGATGTGGAAGGATGAATGGACACAACGTGCGCTGCCTGCCGTTCCGGATATTCCGGGGTGGCACTTTTGCTGGTTATCGACGACCAATGCGTATGACAGTATTGATAAGCGAATCCGACTTGGGTATGTGCCTGTGAAAGCAGATGAGATACCGGGTTTCGAGAATAATCGCGTAAAGTCTGGTCAACACGATGGTTATATCGCGTGCAATGAAATGCTTCTGTATAAGCTTCCTATGGACATCTATCAGGAAGTGATGGCAGAAATGCACCATAATGCTCCTCTTGAAGACGCGGAAAAGATCCGAGTTCAAGCTGAGCAAATGCAGGGCCGCGATAGTTCAGGCAAACGTCTGGGTTCGGTAGAAGGCGAAGGTTTGGCCGAAATTGATAAACCGATTCCTGCTCCAGTATTTGCTGGGTAGGTAAGAAAGGAGTTGATATGTCTGCAACTAATGCTCCGTTCGGTTTGCGTCCTGCGTTCCATCCTTCTGGTCTGGATCGCGCTCAGGCGCTTGCTAACGGAATTGCGTCGGCTTATAACACCGACATTCTCAAAGGGCAACCGGTTAAGTTGAACAGCAGTGGCAACATTGTTGTGGCAGCGGCTGGTGATGCGTTTCAAGGTGCTTTTGCTGGTGTGGAGTGGACTGATACGACTGGTCGTCGTCGTGTTAGCAACTACTGGCCTGCAAATACTGCGTATGTTGCCGGTTCCTGCGTGGCGTATTTCTACAACGATCCGAACATCGTTTATGAAATCCAAGCCGCTGGTTCGCTGGCGCAAACGGCTGTTGGTGATATGGCTGACCTGTCGAACACGACGGCTGGCTCGACCACCACTGGTCTGTCGCAATGCACGCTGTCAACGAGTCTTGTTGGTGCTGGTAACTCGGCGCAAATGCTGATTCGTGATCTGGCCCCGTACCCCGACAATGCTTGGGGAGATGCGTACACGATTGTGCGCGTAACCATTAACGAGTCGCAGTTTAATGCGTCCGTTAATGCTATCTAAAGGAGGCTAGAACATGGCTGCTCCAATGAGAAGTACTGACTTTCGTAGTATTGTTGAGCCGATCCTCAACGAATGCTTCGATGGCGTGTACGAACAACGTGCCGACGAATGGTCGCGTGTTTTCCGCGAACAACAAGGCATTCCGCGTAACTACCATGAAGAGCCGGTTCTTTACGGTTTTGGTGCTGCTCCGCAACTGCCTGATGGCACGCCGGTAACGTACCAACAAGGTGGTGTTCTGTTCCTCCAGCGTTACGTCTACAACGTGTATGGCCTTGCCTTCGCGCTGACGAAGGTGCTGGTTGAGGACGGTGACCACATCCGTATCGGTCAGGTTTATGCCAAGCACCTTGCTCAGTCGCTGATTGAGACGAAGGAAACGCTGTCGGCGAACGTGCTGAATCGTGCGTTCAACAGCGCGTATCCGGGCGGTGACGGTGTGGAACTGAATTCGGCTTCGCATCCGATTGTTAACGGCACCTTCAGCAACCTGCTGACGACTGCTGCTAACCTTTCGCAAACGTCGCTGGAACAGATGCTGATCCAGATTCGCCAAGCGGTTGACAACAACGGCAAGAAGATTCGTCTTGTGCCGCGTCAACTGGTGGTGGCTCCGGGCAACATCTTCCAAGCGGAAGTTCTGCTGAAGAGCGTTCTGCGTACTGGCACCGCCAACAACGACCTGAACCCGATCAAGTCGATTGGCCTGCTGGACGAAGGCGCTGCGGTTCTGTCGCGTCTTACCAATGCTTCGGCATGGTGGGTGCAGACGGACGCGCCGGAAGGCATGAAGCTGATGATGCGCCGTGGTCTTGAAAAGACTATGGAAGGTGACTTTGAAACGGATTCGATGCGTTACAAAGCTACCGAGCGCTACACGGTCGGGTTTACTGACCCCCGGGCAATGTACGGCACGCCGGGCGTGTAAGCAAACGATTGATTCTATTAAGGAATTAGTCTAGTTACATTTCCCTCTGATGGTTGATAAGGATACAATCCAAATCAATCATCGGAGGGATGTAATGAAGTTTCAATATTTTTAATCTCGTTAAACTTTTCAAGAAGGAAACGAAATGGCACATTTTAGTGATGATTTGTTTCTGGGTACTGCCCAGACGTATATGGGGGTTAACACCAACTCTGCGTTGGGTGATCCCTCTCCAATGGATTTGGGCGTTGGCCCTGTTGGTCGTATTTATGTGTGGGACACTGTTCCTGCTGCTAAAGTGGCTAACAATCTGGTTACCAGCACGACTCCTGCCGCTTCAGGCTCTCTGACTCTTACGGCTGGCACTAGCGTTACTTCTGTTACGCTTAACAGTGGTTCAACGGCTTACCAGTTGGATGTTCCGCGTGCTGTGGCTGTAGCGCAAGTTGCTGCTGGCACTTCGCGTAACTTTACTGTTTCTGGTTTTGATTATTATGGTCAAGCCATGAGTGAAGTTATTGCTTCTACCGCTGGTTCGACGGTTAACGGCAATAAAGCTTTTTTCCAGATTACTGGGATTGCGGTGAGTGGTGCTACCACGACTGCCATTACTGTTGGAACTGCCGATATTATTGGTTGTCCGGTTCGCTTCAACGACAAGGGTTACATTGCTCGTTGTGGCTGGAATAACACTTTGGCTGAAGATGCTGCTACGGTTGTTGTGGCTGATGCTACGACCGCCACTACCACGACTGGTGACGTTCGCGGGACTGTTGTTCCGAGTTCGGCTTGTGATGGTGCAAAGCGTCTTGTTGTAGCGGTTCTGTTGACGGCTATCCAATGCGGCCCGAATGCTACCCGCGCTGGCGCTCTTGGCGTAACGCAGGCTTAATAGGAGACCAACATGGGTCAGTTCAAATATAACGTCAAAATGGAATCGACCGAGCCTTCGGTTGTTCTGAAGCTTAAAAAAGGCGGTCATGTTAACAAGAAGGCTGCTGCCAAAGCTGAACATGGTCACAAGCCCATGCATAAGTTTGACGGTGGCACGATGGGCGCACTTGCGCGTACTCCGGCTTTGGTTGGTCGTCCTGCGGTGAATGCGCCTGTTCGTGTTCCGGGCAAGCCTTCGCTGGCTGCGCGGCGTGCGGCGATGATGGCTGCATCTCGTGGTGCCATGCCTGCTGCTATTATGAAGGAAGGTGGCAAGACTGATATCGCGCAAGATAAGGCGATGATCAAGAAAGCCATGAAGCAGCATGATGATCAAGAGCATAAAGGTGGTAAAGGCACCAAGCTGAAGCTTAAGACTGGTGGCGTTGCGATGGGTAATGCCGGTGGCTACAAAAAAGGCGGGATGATTGCCAAATCTGGGATCATCAATACAGAAGATCAGGGTGGCGAGTATCGCAATACCAAGATGCGCGAAGCCAAACCGGATCACAATTCGGCACCGACTAGTGGCGTAAAGATGGGCAATGCTGGCGGTTATAAGCGTGGCGGCAAGGCTCAGCGCAAAGCCAATGGTGGCCTTAGTTATGTGAATGGTAATGTGACCACTTCGCATCCGGGCGTGACCAACACCAAGACTGGTGAGGTTACGAAATCGACCAAGCCGGGTGAGTATAAGAAAGGTGGTGCGGCAAAAAAGTTTGCTGACGGTGGCCGCGTAGAAGATAGCGGACGCGCCGTCAAGATGCCGCAGGGTCACAAAAAGCCCACTCCTCCCGTTATCATCAACCAGCTTTCAGGCACCTTCAAAAAAGGTGGTCATGTAAAGCGCAAGGCTGATGGTGGCGGGATGGATGAAAACAAAGCCTATGCTCGCTGGAAGGCTAACGAAGCAGCGGAAAATCGCGCTGATCGTGCTGTAATGGAAAATCTGCCTTCCAAGCTGGTTGATTTGGGTTCACGCGCTGTCAAGAAGATTGGGGACACTTTCCGTAATATGGGTAGTGTTACCGATACAGAGCGCGAAGTCAGTCGGACAGTAACGCCTCCGCAGAAAAAGCGTGGCGGTATGTGCTGGGGTGGTAAGGCTAAATAAGGCAAGGGGGCTTCGGCTCCCTGCTTTTTAGAGGAATGCTATGAAAGTTCAAACTGTTTCCCAAAGTGCTTCTGGCTCCAGTTCCGCGCTGGTTATGAATACCAATTGCACGCCTTTCAATGTTGGCTTCGGCGTTGTGGTAACCGGCACTGCAAACTACACCGTTCAGCACACCTTTGATGATCCATCTGTAGGTTTTACGACTTGGTTTAGCCATCCGACAATTGCAAGTCTTGCTGCCAATGCAGATGGCAACTACGCATTTCCTGTTACTGGCATTCGCATCACTGTCAATTCAGGCGGTGGATCTGTTGCCATGAATGTGGTTCAAGCCGGTATTGCGTAATGGCTTATGTCGGCTACACTGGCGTAGCGAATCAGGCGCAAACGCAACCCGGATGCGCTGACCGAGTATTTGCCGATGTTAATGGAAATGGGTATGGAGTTGACGTAGGTGGCAGCGGCGTCGTTGACACCTATTCATGTTTAGTTCCGCCAGTTCCTCCTGAAACTTGCTACATACTGATGGAAAACTCAGGCTACGTTCTTCAAGAAGACATTAGCAAAATTTATCTGGAGCAATGCTGATGGCTGATCGAGACGCAAATAAACCAAGCACTGTCAGGCAAAGAATTTTTTGCTATGGTTGGTCTGTTGAAAAGGCTCTAACAAAGAAAGTAGAGGTATAAATTGGCTGATCAGAAAATATCAGCGATGCCTTCAGCGGCAACGCTGGATGGAACCGAAATCACGCCGATTGTGCAATCTGGTGTGAACAAACAAGTTACCACCGCCAACTATGTCTCTCAGGTGCTGAATGTCAATGCTGTGACGCCAACTCAAGGCGGCACGAACATCAATACTTACACACTGGGCGACACTCTTTATGCGTCGGCAACCAACACCCTTGCAAAGCTGGCTGGCAATACGACCACAACGCAGAAATTCCTGACGCAAACAGGAACCGGGTCTGCATCTGCGGCACCAATCTGGAAAACGCTGTCTCCGTCTGACATCAACACTCAGTACGGTTCGTTCTTCTACGATTTCAGCACCACGTTGAGTGGAAACATCAGCAACACCGATACCACAATTCCTGTTGTAACGACAAGTGGTTTTTCGTCAACTGGCGCAGTCATTATTGACGCTGAGTTAATTACTTACACTGGCGTTACTGCTACATCGTTTACGGGATGCACCCGTGGCGCGGCGGGTTCTTCAAATGTATCTCATGTTTCTGGTGAGTATGTTAACGGCGCTCAGGTGGCAACAGCCAACACCGCAACATTGTTGCAGATAAACACTCAGGATTTAAGCAACGGCGTGACGCTAAATACTTCGACAAGCGAAATCACTGTCGCAATTTCTGGCAAGTACAACTTCGCGTTCAGCGGCCAATTGAACAACTCAGCAACCGGCCAGAGTCTGGTAGTAATTTGGTTTGCCATCAACGGAACCAATGTTTCCAATTCTGCAAGTTGGGTGACGATTGCTTCGCGGGAAAATGCTACGACTCCGTCATCAGCATTGATGGCAGCGAATGTGTTCTTGAACCTGAGTGCTGGCGACAAAGTCACCATGAAATGGTTGTCTGTGGATGGACATGGGACAATCGTGACTTACCCGTCCAGCGCCAGCCCGTTGTACCCATCGTCTCCTGCAATGATTCTAACTGTCAATCAGGTGTCTTAATGCCAGTCAAATCTAAGGCTCAATGGCGTTTGATGCAGGCTGCTGCTCATGATCCTGCTGTAGCCAAGAAAACTGGTATTTCAAAGGGAACGGCAGAAGAGTTTATCAGCGCAACAAAAGCGCCGAAAAAGCTGCCGGAACATAAAAAAGACGGTGGGGGTTTGTATGCGAACATTCATGAAAAGCGTGAAAGAATCGCTCATGGCTCTGGTGAAAAGATGCGTAAGCCCGGCCAAAAAGGTGCGCCCACAGCGGAAGCGTTCAAGCAAGCCAAGAAAACCGCAAAAATGAAGTCTGGTGGAGTGTCTTTGTCTGTTGGTCGCGGTGAGAAATTGCCTGTTGATCGTGGCGCTGGACTTACAGAGAAGGGTCGCCAGCTTTATAATCGGGAAACAGGGAGTCATCTAAAGGCTCCGCAGCCGCAAGGCGGTTCTCGCAAGGATTCATTCTGCGCCCGGATGTCGGGGGTCGTGAAGCACGCTTCAGGCGACGCACCGAGGGCAAAAGCATCACTACGCCGTTGGAAATGTCCGGGCTGGTAGAGGAATGAATACATGGCTACATCAGGAACTGTTGGTACAACTTTAATAAACGTCCAGCAGCTTATAGATCACGGCGCTCGTCGTTGCGGGAAACTCGCCGAAGAATTGACCTCGGAGCAACAGGTATCCGCAAGGGAGAGCCTGTTTTTCCTGCTTTCTAATCTTATCAATCTTGGCATCCAGTATTGGGCTATTGATAAGCACGTTTTTGGTTTAACTGCCAATCAATACATCTATGAATTGCCTTTAGGGGCAAATGATGTATTGAATGCGCTATATCGGCGCATGAATCGTCCTACGCCTAATGCTACGGGCGGATATATCAATACTGGTGGTGGCGTAACTGCAAATGCATTTGACAATGCTACCAACACATATTGTCAGCAAACCATTGCGAACGAGACTCTGGGTATTAATTACGGCACAGACAATCTGGTTTATGCCGGATCTATTGGTGTTTTGCCTTATGTGGCAAATATTGGCAGTGCTACATGGTCTTTTGTCTTGGAATATTCAACGGACGGCACTAACTGGTATACGTTGAAAGATGTTGGCACTGTTGTGGTTACTGACAATCAATGGTTGTGGTATGACATTGATAATGGTCAGACTTGTGAATACTATCGAATTCGCGCTTATAACGGTACTACGCTGGCTTTGCGTGAATTCTATGTTGGTAATAACAGCACTGAGATTACGATGGCGCGGCTGAATCGTGATGATTACACGAATCTGCCGAATAAGAACTTCACGGCTAATCAGCCATTCCAGTATTGGTTTGATCGGACTATCCCGCAACCGAAGATGTATTTGTGGCCTACGCCTTCTGATCCTTTTGTGCAGATGACGGCATGGTATTCGCGCCAGATTCAGGATGTGGGTGCGCTACAGAATCAACTGGAAATTCCGCAGCGGTGGTATGAAGCTACTGTGATGATGCTCTCTCACAGGATGGCGCTGGAATTGCCGGGGGTAGCTATGGATCGTATCGGGTATTTGGAAAAGATGGCAGGTATGTATCTGTCGCAAGCCGAGGCTGAAGAGCGCGACAAATCTCCGATTTATTTGGCACCGAATATTTCGGTATATACCAAATAGGGATAGATAATGCCTCGTTTTCTTGACACGCATGGCTTATCCGACATTGCGATATTTGTCTGTGACAGGTGCAAGATGAAGAGGCCGCACGCGGAAGCCAGAAATGATCCGAATTTCCCCGGTCTTTTGGTGTGCGCTCAGGGGTGTGCTGATCAGAAAGACCCTTATAGGCTTCCTGCAAGGCAAACGGAACGAATTACTATTCGTTTTCCGCGTCCTGATGTAAGTGTTGCGGTTAATCCTAACAATCTAACCACTGGTGATTATGGTGGTTATGTAATTTCTACGGATACAAGCGGTGGAATTGTTCAAAATGACGGTAATTTGGATGGTTTGAGCGTTACACCGCCCACAGAAAATGCCTAACGTAAAAATAACTGATCTACCTGCGGCGCAGCCTCTTACTGGGGCTGAGTCTGTTCCTGTTGTGCAGGATGGAATTACCGTCAGGACGACTACGGGGGCTATTTCGGCGGCTCCCTCTCAGACGCAGACGTTCATTACGGTCAATCAAGAGCCTACTTTGCCGAATAGCAGGGCGCTTTCCAGCGTTTCTGGCATTGGGATTACGGATAATGGCGCACAATCGACCATAAGTCTGTCTTTGCAGGGGGCTGCGGCTTCATTAAACGCTGCTGGAGAGGGTTTTTCGGTAAAAACGGACGCAAATACCATAACCCCGCGAGAAATCGTTGTAAGCGGCTCTGGAATCGTTATAAGCGATGGTGATGGGCAGGCTGGAAACCCTACAATCAGCCTAGATGGGCTGGTTTCTTCGTTGGCTAACGTATCTGGCGCTGGAATTGCTGCTTTCCCTAATAATGGGACGGTAGTTCCGCGTATTTTGACTGGAACGGCGGGAGACATTTCCGTTACCAATGGAGATGGCGCTGCTGGAAATCCTGTTTTTGACCTTGTAAATACGGCTGTTACCCCCGGAACATACGGATCGTCTACCCAAGTTCCTGTGGTAACGGTGGATGATAAAGGCCGAATTACATCTGCAACTTACGCTTCTATTGCTGCTGGCGGAACTGTTACTTCTGTTTCTGCATTGACTTTGGGAACATCTGGAACTGACCTTAGTTCTACGGTTGCCGATCCCACCACAACGCCTGTTATTACGTTGAATGTTCCTACTGCCTCTGCCATTAATCGCGGGGTTTTAAGTCCGACAGACTGGACTACGTTTAACAATAAGGGTAACGGAACTGTTACTGCTGTTTCTGTTGCAAATGCCAATGGTTTTGCTGGCGCTTCTAGTGGAGGCGCAACTCCAGCCCTTACCATTTCAACAACAATTTCAGGGATTTTGAAAGGCGATGGAAATGCAATTAGTGCCGCTACATCAGGCACTGATTATGCGCCAGCTACCAGCGGAACAAGTATTTTGTATGGAAACGGTTCTGGTGGATTTAGCAATGTAACGATTGGGAGTGGTGTTTCTTTTGCTGGAGGGACTCTATCTGCTACAGGAGGCAGTGGTACGGTTACTTCTGTAGCGCAGACATTTACTGGTGGATTGATTTCGGTTTCTGGCTCACCGATTACAAGTAGCGGCACGCTGGCTTTGACGGTTGCGGGGACTTCTGGCGGGATACCGTATTTTTCAAGCGCGTCAACATGGGCAACTTCTGCTGCACTGGCGGCAAACGCTCTTGTGATCGGTGGTGGGGCTGGGGTTGCACCAAGCACAACCACTACCGGAACGGGTGTTCTGACCGCTTTGGGGGTTAATACAGGCACCGCAGGCGCATTTGTGGTTAATGGTGGGGCTTTGGGGACTCCGTCTTCGGGAACGGTCACAAACCTTACAGGAACTGCGTCAATCAACATCAATGGCACAGTGGGGGCTACTACAGCCAATACTGGCGCATTTACGACCATTTCCGCGTCTGGTGTCATTACCTCGACCGTAGCGACCGGAACGGCACCTTTTACGGTAGCCAGCACGACTCAGGTGGCGAACCTGAATGCCGCTACCGCAGGAACGGCTACGAATGCTACAAATACGGCAGTTACGTCTAATTCAACGAATGCCACAAATTACTTGACTTTTGTTAATGCCACTACCGGCAACTTGGGTCAATTGGTAAACTCTTCAATAACTTGCAATCCGTCTACTGGTGCAATTACTGGTGGAATTTCAGGAGGCACATTCTAATGTCTGCAACCGGCTACACCCCAATTTCTCTCTACTACAGCACGACAGCCTCTGCTGCGCCGACTGCTGGTAATCTCGTTAATGGCGAACTTGGCATCAATATTACAGATGGCAAGCTTTATTACAAGGATAATGGTGGCGTGGTTCAGCTTATTGCAAGCAAAGACGGCGCTTCTGGTTCTGTTACCAGTGTTGCCCAATCTTTTACTGGTGGACTTATTTCTGTTAGCGGTTCTCCGATTACGACTTCTGGAACACTTGCGCTGACTGTTGCGGGGACTTCAGGTGGTGTGCCTTATTTTTCCAGCGCATCGACTTGGGCAAGTTCTGCGGCATTATCTGCAAATGCAATTGTTCTTGGTGGCGGGGCTGGTGCGGCTCCCGCAACTACCACAACTGGAACTGGTGTTGTTACTGCAATTGGAAATTCTGTAAATACTACAGGCGGTATTGTTACTCAATCTGGAACTCTTGCCGCAAGTTCGTTGCTTCTTGGTGGCGGTTCTGGCACTGCCATTTCATCGACTACCACAGGAACTGGCGTTGTTACTGCTCTTGGTGTCAATACGGGATCGGCTGGCGCATTTGTTGTAAACGGCGGCGCTCTTGGCACTCCTTCTAGCGGAACGCTTTCCTCTTGCACTGTAGATGGCACAGATTCAGTTGGTTTTAGAAACATACCCATCAATTCTCAATCTGCCGCTTACACATTGGTATTGGCAGATTCTGGTAAGGCAATTTTGCATCCTTCGACTGATGCAAACGCCAGAACATTTACTATTCCTGCCAACGGTTCAGTTGCGTATGCTATTGGAACCGCGCTTACCTTTATCAATATGACTTCTCAAGTTGTGACCATCGCAATTACTACCGATACGATGTATTTGGCTGGTTCTGGAACAACCGGATCGCGTAGTCTTGCTCAATATGGTGTTGCTACAGCGATAAAAATGACTAGCACAACTTGGATTATTAGCGGGTCGGGGCTTACATAATGAGTGCAGTTCAACAAGCTGTTATCGCTGCGTTTTTAAACCAACCCCCCTCCGTTACTTATTTGGTTGTTGCTGGTGGTGGTGGCGGTGGCGGGTCTATCGCCGGGTATAACGGCGGTGGCGGTGCGGGCGCAGGGGGCTATAGGTCTACTACGTTATCTGTTTC